TAGCAGACACTTCAAGAGACTTACACTCTGTTACAGTATTTCCAACAGCATTTCCAAAAGCATACATGCACATAGAAGAAGGCAAGGCATATAAGTTTAGTTTTGGTAAAACTAAAGATGGAACAGTTATTATGGAGGATGTAAATGTCAGTTAGTATAGAAGATGTTTTGGCGCAGTTAGATCCAAGAATACGTAAGCGTCTAGGCACAGGAGAAGGAATTACTTTTGAATATCAACCAACGCCTAGTTTTGGGCTGAACCGTGCATTAGGCGGAGGCTTGCCATACGGCAGGCAAGTATTAATATGGGGAAGCAAGTCTTCAGCAAAGTCATCAATGTGTTTAGAGATGATTGCTTTAGCACAAAAAGAAGGCAAGGTTTGTGCATGGATTGATTCTGAAATGTCTTATTCTGAGGATTGGGCACGGCAGTTAGGAGTAGATCCAACTAAATTAATCTACTCACAAGCGAGAACTATTAGCGATATGGTAGATGTAGGCGTTAATCTTATAAACGCTGGAGTTGATTTAATTGTTATTGATTCTATTACATCTATGCTACCCGCAATTTATTTTGAAAAAGATACAGATGAAATGAAGGCTCTTGAAAATACCAAGCAAATTGGTGCAGAGTCTAGAGATTTTAGCAATGCTTGGAAAATGCTTAACTACGCTAACAATAAAGTAAAGCCTACTCTGCTTGTTCTTATCTCACAATCAAGAAACAATATTAATGCTATGTACACTAGCCAGCAACCGTCTGGTGGTCAGGCTACCAAATTTTATTCTTCTTGCGTAATCAAGTTGTTCTCATCAGAGTCTGACAATCAAGCAATTAAAGGTAAAATAAAAATTGGAGATAAGTTAATTGAAGAAAAGATAGGCAGAAAAATACGTTGGGAACTTCAATTTTCTAAAACATCTCCAGGATTTCAATCAGGGGAATATGATTTTTATTTCCGTGGCGATAAGATTGGCATTGATGCTATTGGTGATCTTGTTGATACCGCAGAATCAATAGGTTTATTAAATAGAACTGGTGCTTGGTATCAGTTAGATGACGGCACAAAAGTTCAAGGAAGAGATGGAATCATTAATAGAATAAAAGAAGATTTAGATTTACAGAAACAATTAAAAGATAAGTTGGCAAATGTCTAAAGATTTTACAGTTTATCCAGGAAAATTTCCTTGCAAAACCTGTCAAGAAGAAGTCTTGTCTTTAAGGTATTGGGGTGAAACTGGAGAAGCAACTTGGATGTGTTCTAAAAAACATATCTCAAAGGTTGGACTATTACCACCTAAAAGAAAGAAAAGAGATTTTACAAATGAGTGAAAGAAGTGAGTCTAAAAGAATTGGTGCCAAGCAACACAAAAATTCAGGTCGTAATAATAAAAAAGGAGATGCAACTTGGAGAAATTTTGTTGTTGATTTTAAAGAAGTTAGCAAATCATTTACTTTAAACAAGGACGTGTGGGCTAAGGCTGTAACTGATTCTATTAAATCAGGAACAGATAAATCTCCTGCAATTATTGTTGTATTAGGAGAGGGTAATACCAAGGTAAGACTTGCTATAATTGAAATGGATCTTTTAGAACAATTAACAGAGGAGAAATAAAATGACAGAACAAGTTCAGCCAACAGGAACAACGATAGATATGGTTAATGGTTTAACTGAGATTGCTGACTATATGAAAGACGAAGAGTTGACAACCGCTTTAACAATGATTGCTAAGTTAATCATTAAACCAGATGTGCCACTTAATGTTGCTACCGTAGAGATTGTAAGACTTCAGGCCATTGCAGCAAAGATGTCATTTAAGGCAACTTGGATGGCTAATGTAGACAAGAGTGACAGGGCAAAAAAGAACATATATTTCACGGCAGCAGAATCAATTAACAACTTAGTGTCAGCACTCAAATATATAATACGCTAACCTGCTATACTTATATAAAACAAGGGGATAAAATGAGTAAAAATTTATTAAAACAGATTATGATTAAGCAGGAAGAAACAAAGCATAACGAAGACACTGGGTATACAGAAGGTTTGGTAGATGCTATTCAGCAAGGATATATTGCTGACATTAAGCCAAAGTTTACCAAGAAATATTCTTTCTCGCCATCTGGATTGGCTTGGGGTTCTGGAGAGTGTGCTCGTTTCTGGTACCTTGCATTTGATGGAGCAGTATTTTATGACAATGCAGATCCTTATGGTGTAGCAAATAGAAACAGCGGAAGTTTAAGCCATGACAGAATTCAAGATGCAATGATCAATGGTGATGTTCTTGATAAAAGTATGGAATTTGAAACAGCAGAAAGAAAATATGGCAAACAAAAACATCCTGCATTAGAGTTTACAGTTAAATCGGATGATCCACCAATTTTTGGTTATGGCGATGCCATGCTTGATTTTAATGGACAGTCTATTGTTGCCGAAATTAAAACAATGCCAAACGATGGTTTTGAATACAAAAAAGCAAATAGAAAGCCCAAGGGTGGGCATTTAATGCAGTTGTTAATGTATATGAAAATATTAAATAAAGATAAAGGCGTTTTAATTTATGAAAATAAAAACAACCATGAGTTATTAACGCTTCCAGTGCAAGTTAATAATGAGTATCGTAAATGGATTGATTACTCATTTGATTGGATGAGAAAAGTTCGTAAGGCTTGGGTAGATAGAGAAATTCCAGTTAAAACATATAGGTCTAATTCAAAAATCTGCAAAGGTTGTCCTATTCAAAAAGCCTGTGCAGAGGCGGATGTTGGGGTTCTTAAAATAAAACCTCTTGAGGGGCTTAGTGAAACTTTGTGAAAAGTGTAACAGTGCTTTTACCCCCAACGTAAGTTATCAAATTTACTGCGGGGAGAAGTGTAGAACTGCTGCAACAAAAGATAAAATTGTAGAACGATATCAAATAACACGAAGACAAAAACGAATTGGTAAAGTTAGGAAATGTATTGGTGGATGTGGCCAACAACTATCTATATATAATGAGTCTGGATTTTGTTCTAATTGTAATGTAAGTAAAAAAGAAGTTGATAAAATGTTAAAACAAATAAAAGGATTTTTTGATTATGAGCAAGAATAAGTGGGGCATGGAGATCCAACCTAAAAATATTTGTGCTATTGATGCCAGTACTAATAGTTTTGCTTTTGCTTTGTTTAATACCCAACAAAAAACATTGGAAGCAGTAGGTAAAATAAATTTTAAAGGAAACAGTACATATGAAAAAGTAATGGATGCTTGTAAAAAAACAAAGGCTTTCTTTGAATACTATGGTGGGTTTGAGGCTATTGTTATTGAACATACCGTATTCATGAACTCTCCAAAAGTTGCTGCTGACCTAGCCCTTGTTCAGGGAGCACTTCTAGGCGCTGCTGGACTAACTGGTACAAAAGTTATAGGAACTGTAGCCCCAATTACTTGGCAAATATTTATAGGCAATGGAAAACTTACTAAAGATGAAAAGTTTTTTATAAGATCAAAAAATCCAGGGAAATCAGAAGCATGGCATAAATCAAATGAAAGAGAGATAAGAAAGCAAAAAACTATTAGGTTTATCAATATGCAGTACGATAAGGATATATCAGACAACGATGTAGCAGATGCAGTCGGAATTGGTCACTGGGCTATAAATAACTGGAATAAGGCTTTGGGGGTTGACAAATAATCTTATGAGTGGTAAACTGTATAAGTCAGAGGTTTTTATGCGTAAGAGATATCTTATGGACAAAAAATCTCCAGAAGAGATTGCCAAAGAATGCGGGGCAAGCATAGAAACAATCTATGTTTACCTTGCAAAATTTGGGTTAAGGAAATCAAAAAGATGAAACTAAAACCTGTGTATGACGATGTAGATCATTTTAATTATAATGATTTATATTTGCATTCTCTTGGTGCTCCATCTGGAAACGCTATTCTTACAAACTGTTTAATAATTGCACAAATGTTAATTGAAAAAAATATTACATATGGAGACTCTGCATTAGATCCAGTTAGAATTTTTAGCAAAGCAGATCCAGTAGAGCAACTTAGAGTTAGAATTGATGATAAATTAAGCAGACTTATGAAAGGCACAGAGTATGTTGGAGACAACGACATTGACGATCTTATTGGATACCTTGTTTTATTAAAAATAGCAAAGGAAAAACATGTCAACTGAAACAGATTTAATTAATCATCTTGATGAAGTAAATAAAGTTGTAACTGAATATCTTAAAGGACAAGATCCTACAAAGATATCCAAAGAGTTAGATATTCCACGCACTCGTGTAGTTGCATTGATTAATGAGTGGAAAGTTATGGCATCTGCTAACGATGCTATTCGTGCTCGTGCTAAAGAAGCACTTGCTGGTGCAGACGCACACTATACTAAATTAATCACAAGGTCTTATGAAGTTATTGATGAGGCATCAATGACAAATAATCTTAGTGCAAAAACTCAAGCAATTAAGTTGGTTATGGATATTGAAAAATCTAGAATTGAAATGTTGCAAAAGGCTGGGCTATTAGAAAACAAAGAACTTGCAGAAGAAATGGTTCAGATTGAAAGAAGGCAAGATGTATTAGTTGAAATACTTAGAGACATCGCCTCAAGTCATCCAGAGGTTCGTGATTTAATTATGAATCGTCTTTCTCAAATTGCTAAAGAGGGAGAGGTAATTACAATTGTCCACGACGTTCAATGATTTTTTTGAAGTATTAAAAGAAAATCAATTTGAAACAACACCAGTAGACGCTAAAACTTTTGTAGAGTCTTCTGATTATTTAGGGCAGCCACCGCTATCTTCAATTCAATATGACATTGTAGAAGCAATGAGTCAAATATATAAAAAAGAAGATTTACAAGAACTATACGGTTCTGTAGAAGGGGCAAGGTATTATGAAAAATACACAAAAAACGAAATCATCTTACAGTTGGGCAAAGGTTCTGGTAAAGACTTCACCTCTACTGTTGCTTGTGCTTATATTGTTTATAAGTTATTATGTCTTAAAGATCCTGCAAGATATTTCGGAAAACCAAGTGGAGATGCAATAGATTTAATTAACGTTGCTATTAACGCACAACAAGCAAAAAATGTTTTCTTTAAAGGATTTAAAACAAAGATTGAAAAATCTCCTTGGTTTGCAGGTAAGTATAATGCCAAAGCAGACTCCGTAGAGTTTGATAAATCAATTACTGTTTACTCTGGTCACTCTGAAAGAGAATCACATGAAGGATTAAACTTATTACTTGCAGTGCTTGATGAAATTTCTGGTTTTGTATCTGAAGTTGGAACTGGAAATGAACAAGGTAAAACCGCAGAAAATATTTATAAAGCATTTCGTGGATCTGTAGACTCTCGTTTTCCAGATCTTGGAAAAGTTGTTCTTCTTTCATTCCCTCGCTATCAAGGCGACTTTATTTCAAAAAGATATGATGACGTAATTATGGAAAAAGAAACTATTGAAAAAAAACATACCTTTATTATGAATGAAAATTTACCTCATGAAGATCCTAGTAATCAGTTTGAAATTATTTGGGAAGAAGATCACATAGTTTCTTACAAGGTTCCAAGAATATTAGCACTTAAAAGACCTACATGGGAAGTAAATCCAACAAGAAAAATTGATGACTTTAAACTAGCATTTTATACAGACCTTGGCGATGCCATGATGCGCTTTGCATGTGTCCCCACCTTTGCATCTGACGCCTTCTTTAAACAAAAAGAAAAATTAGAAAAATGCATGAACACTAGAAACCCATTAGATTCGTTTAGAAGGTTTGATGAAACCTTTAAGCCAGACCCAGATAAAATTTATTATATACATGCTGACCTTGCACAAAAACATGACAAGTGTGCTGTTGCTATTGCTCACGTTGATAAATGGGTTAACATTCAAGTTATTAAAGATTATGAACAAGTAGCGCCTATTGTTATTGTTGATGCCGTTGCTTGGTGGGAACCAAAAGCAGAAGGACCAGTAAATCTATCAGAGGTAAAACAATGGATTATTAATTTACGTAGAGAAGGTTTTAATCTTGGCATGGTTTCTTTTGATCGTTGGCAATCATTTGATATTCAAAATGAATTACAGGCAGTTGGAATTAGAACAGAGACAGTTTCGGTTGCTAAAAAACACTATGAAGACCTTGCTATGATGATTTATGAAGAACGTGTTGCTATCCCTATGATTCCAATTTTGTTAGAAGAAATGTCAGAATTAAAAATTATGAAGGGTAATAGGGTTGACCACCCACGCAAAAAATCAAAAGATCTAGCCGATGCCGTCTGTGGGGCGGTATTCGGAGCAATATCTCATACACAAAAGACTAATAATACAGAGATAGATGTCCATACTTGGAGTTCCTCAACACGACTTGCGGAGAAACAGCAACGTATGGTAGAATTAGATAATCGAGAAATGCCTAACGACGTTAAGAATTTCTTAGATAAACTTAACTTAATATAATCAAACAAGGAGAATAATGAATTCATTTAAAAAAATCGCTCTAGTTATGGCTGCAGCCGTGACAAGCACATTTTTTGTTGCAATTCCACAGGCTCAAGCAGCGGTAACTAACGGATACGTATTATCCGATTCGTTGGCTGCAGGTGCTCGTGGTGTAACAG